CCCAACCCACCTGATCTGCCTACTCACCTTACGGCTTTCGTTCTGTGTTTAATACACAGCGCGTGCAATTCTGTCACCTGGTATCATTCCTGACCTAAGAAGGAACTCTGTATACCCTGAAGACATCCAAGGCGTCGAGTGATACACAGATGAGAACGTCTCCACTCCTACCGGGGGATCCTCTAAGTACGAGGTTAGTAGATAGGAGTTTAGTATAGCCATGACCTGTTTTTGTGAAATGGCTTTACTTGGAGAGTAACGACGATATTTCTCCGGGTACAATGCTCCCCTGATGATCTCTGACATCTTACGCAAAGGGAATCCGTTACGCCAAGTACGGCCTAGGTATTCCACGTCGTCTGTCGAGAGACCGTGTGAACCTTTCGCAGCGTTCACTATAAAACCGAAGTTACCCAAGAATTGGCTAAGTTGTTGCAACAAGTGATTGCCACCACCTGCATTGCAGAAAAACAGACAATCGTCCCCAAGAACATAGACATTGTGATCCTGCAAACCAAGCTTAAAGCGCGCATTGGCAGCGAAGATCAATGCACAGTTCGTGAATGAATCAACCAGCTGGGTGAAATAGCTACCCGAAGGCACCCCGCCATTCCTGCCCGTCACCATGTCTGGATACTTCTTTCCACGTGATGGCATCACGATTGGACAAGTAATGAAATAACTTTCAATCCTGTCGAAGACATCTCCTACAGTAACATTCTCCATCACTTCGTCAGAGAGATCAAACCATGTCCTAAATGCATTAAATGCATAATGAATGAACAATGGTCCAATAGTGGAGTCAAACTGGCTGTAGTCAATCGAGTAATGGTACTTGCATTCGGATGCGCTGCGACGTATCCTCATACCTGTCTCATGACTAAAGTCACCGAATGTCATGACATGTTGGATGTTAAGGAAGTAATTGATTAATGGCCTGGCTATAACGGCTTCAATTATTGTCATTTCCAGTGGGTACATCCAAACAAGTCTTGTTTTTCCCTTACGTTGAGTTCTGATGCCTGCGAGACATGGAGCTGGAGCTTTTCCTTTACAAAGGATGTCAATAGCCTTGTCCAACCCAGTAACCATGGCTTCAAGTTTCGTCTCACCGTAAGCAGTTAAACCCGCTGATCTGTCGCCCTTAATATCGAGGGTTACCATGAGTGCAGCAGCTGTACCTTGAAGTTTAACTGGTTTAAGCCTCATCTTAACGTCCGGACATGCAAAAATCCTGAACGCACTACTAAGACCCGCCCTTAAGTAAGGATTTTCCTTATGCACAAAATAAGAGCGGCCATAGTGTTCAAGCTGTTCCTGTAACTTATCGTACGAATAAATGTTACGATATTCAGAAGTATGCTTGAAAGGAATGCCCTGTTGGTACAGCACAGCCTCGACTTTCTTATCTACTAGTGGTTTCGATACATCGATGCTCTTGCGTGCATTCCATTGCACTAAGTGTTGTGCACGATATGGTCTACGTTTTAGCATACCATACCTCCTACATGAGTCTACGCTGTGTAGTGTTTGCGGTGCACCGTGAGCTTAACACCATACAACAATTCTTAGGATCAACTAAGGATTGCACACTACTACAATCCCTGACGTGGTTGACGCGTCCACACGTTGCTCATGTGAAATTTAGATTGTAGTATATG